CGTCTGCGCCGGGGTGGTCAACGCTGCAGCGCAGGACACTCTCTATGTGGCACCGGCCAACCAATGAGCCTCATCGACTACACACCAGCCCCCACGGTCGGTGCCTTCATCAAGCACCACGCCAAGGGCGAACTATTCGCCGACTGGATCATCGGTCCCGTTGGTAGTGGCAAGACCACCGGCAATTTCTTCAAGCTGGTCTATCTGGCCACCAAGCAGGACAAGTCGCCGGTTGATGGCGTGCGCCGGGTGAAGGCGGTGGTGGTACGCAACACAGGACCACAACTCAGGGATACTACCATTCCTTCGTGGATGATCTGGTTCAAGGACGGACAGGCAGGGAAATGGCATGCAACCGACTCGCGTTTCATACTCAGGTTCGCCGACGTGGAGTGCGAGGTGCTGTTCCGTGCCTTGGATACTCCTGATGACGTTGCTCGGGTGCTGTCTCTGGATGTTACGTTTGTCATCATCGACGAGTTCGTACAATTGCCGAAAGCGGTTGTCGACGCGTTGGCTGCACGCTGCGGGCGCTATCCATCGGATAAGGACGGCAAGGCGACCAACTGGGGCATGTGGGGCGCGTCGAACCCCGGCAACGAAGACCAGTGGTGGTACGACGCGCTGAACCAATCCGAGTTGTTCTCGTTGAATCCGGAGGACATGGCGGTGCGGCGCAACGAGAAGCTGCTGATGGGCGAGGTGCCCTCGACATGGACGTATTTCAGGCAGCCGTCAGGCTTCGCTATCAATGCCGAGAACTTGGACAAGCTGCCCGGTGGCCGCGCCTACTACACGTCGCTGGCCAAGGACCACTCAGAGTCGTGGGTCAAGCAGTTCATCGAGGTCGAGTGGGGCTACTCGCTGGTCGGCACGCCGGTGATCGCCACCTTCAAGCCCAAGCTGCATCTGTCCGAGACGCGATTGAAGTGGAACCCGCGCATGCAACTGGTGGGCGGCTTCGATCCCGGCATGAACAGCGCCATGATCCTCGGTCAGCAGGATCACCATGGCCGACTCAACGTCCTGCATGAACTGGTCCAGCGCGACATGGGCGCGGAACGCTTCATCAGCAACCGCCTGCGTCCGCTGTTGCGAGCCGAATATCCCGATGCCGACTTCATCATTGCGCCCGATCCGGCTGCGGCGCAGCGGACGCAGACCGACGAGAAGACGGTGGTCGACGTGCTGCGTCGTCATTTCAAGGTGCGCATCACCACCGGCAACAACCGGTTGCCGGGACGCATCGAGGCCATCGAGCATTTCACCTGTCGTCTGACCGAAGATGGACCGGCGCTGCGCATCGATCCAGTGACGTGCAGGGGGTTGATCAGAAGTCTGAGGGGAGGTTGGCAGTACGGCATCTCGCCGCGTGGCGTCACCAACGCGGAACCGATCAAGAACGACCACTCGCACCCCGGCGATGCCTTCGGTTACCTGTGCCAGCACTTCCACTTGTCGCACTCAAGAGAGCTACGTGAGCGTAATATGCCGCCAGCAAGGGTGTATCACAACCCGTACGTGTTGAGGTGACACATGCCATATGGAACATCAGGCGATGAAAGTATCGTCACCAGTCCGCCCCCTCCAAAAAGGGAAGGCAGGGACGCCATACTTGAAACAATTGCCAATGAGGCTATGAAAAAAGGGCCAGTGACTAAATGGCCCAAAGGCATGCCCAATCCGGTTATGGAATCAGTACGTGGCACCAATGCTGCAGTTGGCATGCCACCAAATGTCTATCATGTACCCAAAGCAAGAGCATTAGGTGTAGGGGGTTGGACCATGCCAGAGACTGGCAATATGTTTATTGCCAATGATTCTGCTATGCCATTATCCAATGTAGTGGCACATGAAGGATTGCACAGTATGCATTCACCGGCAGGTATGCCATTTAACCCTAGTACAGAAGGTAAGTTGGATAAGGTAATAGCTGCCAATATGGAAAAAATTTACCCTGATGCCACATGGGGTGAAGGTCCAACAACTCCACCTTGGGGTTTAACCAGAGGTGCCAATCCAGAAGAACGAATGGCTGGTCTTCGTGGTTACGAGGGTGGTTTGCCTGTCAACGTACCCATTACAAAATCACCAGTAGCACAACAGTTGTTCAATGCACCTTGGCATGGTCCGTTGAGTGTAAATGATACTGATCTGCAGAATTACTATTACCAAAAAACCAGCAATCCAAAGATTGGTGGTGTTTGGGGTACTCAGGCACCAGAGCCAACAATAGGCGAAAGGGCCATGAGTCTGGGGCGTAATCTGGCTACCCGCCTTGGTATCAATATGGTGAATCGCAATGCTCCCGCCATGCCCGGTGTTGCAGAAGCTGCTGCCGCGCAAGATGCTGCGCAAAAATCATCACTGATGGGTAGATTGGTAAGTGCTGGTATGAATCCATCATCGTTGTCAAATGTATCGGATTTGGTTAAACCGGGTTTGTTTGAGGATTTGATACCAGCACCGCTGTCAGGCATTGTAGATACGATCAAGAAGGGAATTTCCCGATGAGCGCAGCCAAAGTAGCAGCAATGCCACCTAACACAGCAGGTGAGATGGATGCAGCGCCGCTGCCACGGGACCGGGATAGGCTACGTGCCCTTGGCAACCGGTTGGCAGATCGCTTCAAGCAGTACGAGTCGGCCCGTAAGCTGCAGGAGTTGAAGTGGACTCGCAACCTGCGCCAGTTCCTCGGCGAGTATGACCCGGAGGTGAAGATCGACAAGGAACGGTCTCAGGCATACCCACGTATTACACGAGTTAAATGCATCTCCTTCCTGTCGCGGATGATGAACCTGCTGTTCCCGCAGACCGAGAAGAACTGGGGCATCGAGATCTCCCCGGTGCCCAACCTGAGTCGGGAGGATCTGCAGCAGGTACTGGCCGAAGCGCAGCAGCATGCACAGACGACGCAGACCCAACTCAACGACGAGTTGATCGAGCAGGCCATCCGCGACTTCGCCAAGAAGCGTGCGGACAATCTTTCGCAGGAAGTGTCCGACCAGTTGACCGAGATTGGCGGCAGCCGCAACGTCAGCTACGTGTCGCTGTGTCGCCGGGTGATGCTGTCGGGGATCATGTACGGGGTGGGGGTGATGAAGGGTCCGTTCACCCGTACGCAGCTACGGCGCACATGGCAGAAGGACGAGCAGACCGGGCAGTACGTGGCGACTGAGGTGCCGGGGTTCCGGCCACACTTCGAATTCGTGCCGATCTGGGAGTATTACCCGGATATGTCGGCCAAGCACTTCTACCAGATGGATGGCCAGTTCCAGCGTATGGTGATGAGCATGAGTCAGATGCGGGAACTGGCAGATCGCCCTGATTTCTTCGGTGACACTATCAAGGGCATCTTGAAGAACAATCCACAAGGTAATTTCAAGGAGAAGCAGTTCGAATCGGATTTGCGTACTATGGGGGTGTCGACCAATGTCAGCCCTAATACCACAACGAAATACGAAGTGTTGGTGTGGGAGGGATATGTATCCGCCGAAGACATCAAGGCTTGTGGCGTGGTACTTCCGGAGGGTTTTGAAGCAGACACCGCCGATGCTTCGATCTGGATGGTCGATAACCAGATCATCAAGGGTGACGTGTCCCCATGGCTGGCACTGGAGCCGGATCAACGCACGGCGATGTACCACCACTTTCTGTTCGAAGAAGACGACAGCAACCTGATGGGCAATGGCCTGCCCAATATCATGCGTGACTCGCAGATGGCCATCGCCGCTGCCACCCGCATGCTGCTCGACAATGCATCGGTCACCTGTGGCCCCAATTTGGAGGTCAATGTCGATCTGCTGCGGCCCGGTCAGGATGTGCAGACGGTGCAGCCGTACAAGCTCTGGTCGCGTGAGGGGATGGGCGCGGAAGCGCAGTGGCCCGCCGTGCGCGAGATCAACATCGCCTCGCACATTCCGGAGTTGAAGGAGGTGGTGGAGATGTTCATGGACTTCGCCGACCGCGAGACGTTCGTCAATCCTGCTACTGGTGGGGATATGCAGGGCCAACCTAGCGAGCCGATGCGCACCGCAGCCGGGGCGTCGATGATCCACGGCATGGCGGCGCTGCCGTTCAAGGACGCCGTGCACAATTTCGACACCTTCACCATCTCGGTGGTGCAGTCGCTGATCCTGTTCAACAAGCACTTCAATCCCGATCCCAACATCCGTGGTGATTTCCAGCCGATTGCAAGAGGATCAACCAGTCTCATCGCCAAGGAGGTGCGTGGCATGGCACTGGATAACTTGGCGGCTACGCTGCAGCCAGAGGAGCGGCCTTACCTGAACTGGCACAAGCTGCTGACAGAGCGGCTGCGGGTGCGTGATGTCGATGCCAGCATAGTGGTGGTCTCCGATCTGGAAGCCAACATGATCGACCAGCAGAACCAAGCCAAGGCGGCGGAACAGGCAGCCAGTGCGAAGGAGATGCTGACTGCGCAGATCCGCGAGACGCTGGCCAGCGCAGTCAAGTCGCTGACCCAATCCGATGCCAATTCGGCCAAGGCCGACGCCGCGACGCAGAAGCAGACTATCGATGTCTACAACGCCATGCTGAAGGGGTTGGAGAGTGGGGTAACTCCAGCCGACGTACACGCAGCTACTCAAGGTGCCCAGTTACCAGATGCAATTGCCAAGGGCTTCCGTAAGATGAGCGGTAAGGACAAAACACCAACCCCCAAAGAAGGCGAAGTGCCAGAACCACCACCGCCACAGGCAATGATGCCACCACCGCCGGGAATGATGTGATGGATGCGAAGATGCAGGTCAATGAACTTCGCACAAGGTTGTACGCAATGCGTGGTGAATTGGCATGTGAAGCATTGCTGCGGTTGGTAGCAGTGGAGTTGACCATGTTGGACCGGCGTTTGCGTACTTGCACAGAAGCGGAATTGTTGCATTTGCAGGGGCAGGTGCACATCTGGGAGAAGCTGCAGAAATACATCAATGAACAACCCCCGCCAGTGAAGAGCTTGACATAACCGAATCAAAGGCTTACAAGGACATCCCATGGCTACCACACCAGAACAACCGCAAGACACAGCAGCCAGTGCTGCCGCAGCATTAGCTGATCAATCATTCGCAGACGCATTCGCGGAAGCGGTTGCGGAATCGCCCCCACCGACAACTCCGGTGGCTGCTGAAGCGCCCAAGGCCGAAGCGGAAGCTCCCCCTGTCGAAGCTGCCCCGGCTGCAGAAGAACCAGCACCTGTCGAGGAGCCGGAAGAGACGCCGGATGCCAAGATCGCACGGCTGGAAGCGGAGGTGGCGGAATTCAAGAAGGCACCTCCGACGCCTGCACCGACACCGGAACCGGTCGAGGCCAAGCCGGAACCCAAGGCACCGGAGCAGCCTGCCGCGCCGGTCGAGCCGCAGTGGTACAGGCCGACCGATGAGGAAGCGGCTACGCTCAAGCGGCACGAGGAGCAGTGGCCGGAAATTTCCACTGCAGAGGCACTGCGTACCAAGGTGGCAGTGTACAACGCAGTGCAGTATGTATTTACCAAGATGGGTGAGGTGTATGGTCCTGTCTTGCGCCGGTTCAATGACACTGCCGATGCCATCGAAGAGCAACTGACTCTTGGTGCATTGCGTAGTGAGCATGAGGACTACGATACGATATATGGCAAAGTGGTGGCATGGGTGCCAACGTTGCCGGTAGCATTTCGTCAGGGTGCTGAACGAGTGATGAAGGAAGGTACGCCGGAAGAGGTGGCCGACTTGATCAGCACCTACAAACAGTCAATCGCTGCGCCGCCAAGCGCAGCCGCAGCACCTGCAGCAAAACGTACGCCCGAACTGTCAGCACCGGCCAAAAAAGCGGCGGCGGCGCTCACCGTGGTCGGCTCCAAACGCTCAACGCCGGTTACTGCCATCGACGCCAATGATTTTGATGGTGCGTGGGCTGATGCAATCAACCAGCGTTGACTGACATTCATCTCGTACAAAGGATATAACCATGGCAACTCCCGTCACCTACGGAGATATCACTCCCCGTACCGCTGCCTACGTCGTAAAGGATCTGCTCAAGCGTGCCATGCCGTACATGGTGCTGGAGAAATTCGGGCAGCAGTATCCCATTCCGCAGAACAACACCAAGAGCGCGAAGTTCCGTCGCTACTTCCTTGTCGGTGCCACCGGCTCGGCGGGCGCGGGCACGGTAGGTCAACCGTACTTCGTGCCGATTGCGATCACGCCACTGGTCGAAGGCATCACGCCATCCGGCTCCCGGCTGACGTACGTCGACTACACGGTCCAACTGAATCAGTATGGTGACTTCATCACCATCACCGATGTGGTGGAAGACACCCACGAAGACCCGGTGCTGCAGGAAGCCACCACGATCATGGCAGAGCAGGCGTCGCTGACCATCGAGACGGTGCGCTACAACATCCTGAAGGCGGGCACCAACGTCTTCTACGCGGGTGGTGTGGTTGGTCGCAGCACGGTTGTCACTCCGATGACGTTGGCGCTGCAGCGGCAGATCACCACGGCGCTGAATCGGCAGAATGCGAAGTTCATCACGTCGGTGCTGAAGTCGACACCGGACTATCGGACGGAGCCAATCGAGGCCGCGTACATCGCGCTGATCCATCCGGACTGCGAGACCGATGTCCGCACCATGACCGGTTTCATCAGCACCAAGCAGTACGGCACGACCACGCCATGGGAGAACGAAATCGGCTCGGTCGAGCGTGTGCGTTACCTTACCTCCACAGTGTTCGCGCCGTTCCCCGACGCGGGTGGTGCCAAGGGTCTGATGCGTTCCACCAGCGGCACGCTGGCGGATGTGTACCCGATCCTGATCATCGCTCGCGATGCGTACGGCATCGTGCCGTTGCGCGGCAAGGATTCGCTGACGCCGATGGTGGTCAATCCGAAACCGGCGGCTGGTGACCCACTGGGTCAGCGTGGTACGGTGGGCTGGAAAGCGTGGCAGTCGGCGGTCATCCTGCAAGACGCCTTCTTCATCCGCTGCGAAGTCGCGGCGACGGCGTAAGGAGTCGTCATGACTACCAAACACGATCAAGTGATCAAGGACGAGGCCGACGCCGAAAAGCGGCACAAGGCCGAGAAGGAAGTGCCAGTCGAGAAGGTCAAGCGTCCGATGATGTTCGACCTGTCGCCGCTGGCTGCCGATGCGCCGATGCCTGCAGGTACGGTGGCGGTGCAAGCATCGATGATGGACCCGGAGACCAAGAAGGTCATCGAGCAACTGATTGTCGAGATCAGGAAGCAGGTATCGGGAGGTGGCGGCGGGAGCGGTGGTGGTACTGCCACCGATCTCAGTTCAGTGGTTACCGATCTGAACTCGCTGCGTGACGCGATCATGCTGACCAACGCCTCGCTCGACGCCGATACCGGCGTGGCTACCACCACGTACGCCGAGAACGGCGATCCACCCCCAATTACCACTGTCGCTTGAAGGAGATGACAACATGGCACTGACTACCAATACACAAACGCAGGCCGCAGGCGTTCTCAACTACGCCACTGGCTACGTCGTGACCGATGCGGCAGCGGCGGTGAATACCACCTTCGTGGTGGGCTTCACTCCCCGTTCCATCCGGGTGTACAACGTCACGGATGGCATCAGCGACGAGTGGTTCGCCGGTATGGCCAATGGCTCGGCACTGCATACCGTCGCTGCAGGTACTCGCACGCTGGCAGCATCGCCGACCGGTATCACGGTTGGTACGGCAGCCGGTGGTGATGCTGGCAGTTTCACAATTCCGGCGGCGCTGATCCCGGCGTCGAAGACGCTGATCTGGGAAGCCCAAGGTTAGGAGAGGATGATCATGAATCTCAATTCTGCAGTAACGTATGTCCGGTCCCTGCCGATGGTTCCCGACGAGCAGGCTTACATCATCATGCTCATGACGCAGGCTGAAGCGCGACGGCCACCTCCGGAAGATCCGGAGGTGTTGAAGGCGCGGGCGGCTGCGGCGGCTTCCGCAACGGCACAGGCAAAAGCTGCAGCCAGTGCGGAAGTGGCAAAGCAGGCCGCTGCAGACGTGCAGAAGGCGCAGGATGACAAGGAAGCTACCGAAGCCGGGGTGAAGGCCGCGCATGATGCCAAGGCTGCAGCCGACAAGGTTGCAGCGGAAGACAAGGCGGCTGCGGCCAAGGTTGCGCATGAGGCCAAGGCTGCGGCCGACAAGGTTGCGGCGCAGGACAAGAAGGCAGCGGAAACGGTGGGTTGATGGTGCGCGTTATAACGGGGGGCGGCGGGCAACTCCTCCGCACCGTATAAGACCCTCCGTCTTTTTGGAGTGCATCATGAGTGAATGCATTGTCCGTATCGAGCGGTTGCAGAACGGCTACGAAGTCGAAGTGATCGATGAAAAGATCCAAGACGAGAACATGAAGCCAAGGGCTGCATGGAAAGATCCGTGGAAGGGCTATGCATTCACCGATGTCAAGGAAGTGGTGGCATTCCTGACCAAGCATCTCGACAGTCTGCCAGTCGAAAAAGACGACTACGCAACATCATTCAACAAAGCAACAGCAGAAGACAAGGATTGACAATGAGTGCAATGGCAAATGCATTTGCCGATAACATCGGTGATGACACGGTATTGCCCATGGGCGTGGTGCCGGGGCAACTGATCGACAAACCCCCGGAAGTCGTCAATGAGCCGCCACCGTACACCGGGCCGCGTGCCTGCATTGTGCTGGAAGACAACGAAAACATCCCGCCGACCGGTCTGTTCATCGGTCACAATGGCCGGGGCTTCATCCTGCGCAGTGGCGAGAAGGCGATGGTGCCGGAAGAATTGCTGAACGTGCTGAACGACGCCGTGTGGTCAGCGCCCATCGTGGACGAGGCCACCCGGCAGATCATCGGCTATCGCAAGCGGCTGCGCTTTCCCTATCGTTTCGCTGATCCCAACGAGCCATGAAACGTGGACATCGAAGAGTGTCTGGACGAATTGCAGGGGGCGCTGCTCCGTGACATAAGCAGTCAGATCGCGGGTGATCCCGACGACTTCTGGCCCAAGCCCCGGCTGCTGCGCTACATCAACGAGGCGCAGCGCCGGTTCGCCCGCCGTGCCCTGTGCATCCGCGACGACAGCACGCCTGCCGTGGCCAAGGTGGCGCTGGTGCCCGGTCAGGTGCTGTACACGCTGCATCCCTCAGTGCTGCGGGTGTTGAGCGCACGTCATCAGGACGCAGTGCAGGATATGGTGCGGATGACCCATCCCAACACCTATGCCCGCCTGAACATCTACACTGATCATGTGGCATCCGGATTCACTGGTGGCTTCAATGTCAATACCATGATCAGCACCGCTACCGCACCTTCTGAATACTCCACCGATGAGAGTGTGAAGGTGGATGATAAGTACCAGATTCAGTTACTGGTGCGGGCTACACCCAGTGCAGATCAGGCTGGCAAGTTCATTTACCTGCGCACGATACGTCTGCCGTTGATGACGTTGGCACTGGACGATGCATCGGATGAGTCGCAGTCGCCAGAGGAAGCGACGGCCGGGGTGACCCAGCAACTGGAGATCCCCGAAGACTGGGCGCTGGACATGCTGGAGTGGGCAGCTTTCCGCGCATGGCGCACCTACGATGCCGAAGACGACAATGGCCGGGAGTGGGCCACGAAGAAGGCCAACTCGCACAGCGAGCGGTTCGAAGCGGCGGTGCGCGAGTGTCGACGGGAGATCGAAGACAAGATGCTGCAGCCGCTGAAGTGGGGCTTCGGGCAGGGCGCGTTCGGCGCGTACATCAAGAATTGAGGCAGTCATGGCAAAGTCACTCGATCCCACCAACACCGAATGGAATGCTTCTTTAATCAATAACAGGGGTTATCCGCAATTGCCAAGTCCGGTTACTGCTGCACCTGCTGCACCAGCACAACCAACTGCACCTGCAGCACCGTTGGTAGGGTCACCTTATGGCTTCTCATTGGATCAGATGAGAAATGCGGCGAAGACGACCGGACAGACATCTCCTGTCATGGGGCCGAGTGCATTGGACGCACGTACATCGAACCCTACTGGGGATATGTATGGCACTACTCCCACGGTAGACGTGACAGGACCAACACCCACTAACGCACAGTGGAACAACGCAGTGCCGGGAATGGAGTCGCCGGGACAGGCCGATCAGGACATTATCAACAAGAAGTCGCCTGTGTACAGTGCAGGTTATAGCAATAAACCAGCCGGTGGTGGCTGGTGGTCAGGTCCGGATGGTGTCAAGCATATGGTGCCTGCCACTCGTGACTCACAGGCTACGTTTACCAATCCGGATGGTACGACGCAGGGGTACTACCGGCAGTCGGACATGCCCTCGCCGCTCACCGGGCAGCGTGGGTCGGTGTCGAGCATTTCGTCGGCGGCCATGTCGGGACTGTCGCCTGAGACCAGTCGCGCCTTGAGCGCGGCGCGGGCGGCAGCGGCCGACCGGGGTGACTTCGAAGCGGTCAGCAACTCCTACGGCGGCAACTTCGCCGGGGGTCAGTTCCGGCCACAGGCACCGACTCTCCAGAGTCCGCTGCAGGATCAGATGAGTGCAGTGCGCGAGCAGTTGAATCAGGTGTCCAATGACACGTCGATGACCGGGCGCATGCGCGAGCGTGAGCTATCCGCCCGCATGCTGGAACTGGGCAAGCTGGAGCATGACTACGCAGGCACCAACATTCAGCAAGGCCAGCTTGGCGTACAGCAAGGCCAGCTTGGCGTGCAGCAGGCCATGGTACCCATCCACCAGATGTCGGCAGAGGCGCAACAGTCACAAGCCAATACGTCTTTCATGGCTCATTTGCCTGAAGCAGAGAAACAGTCGTTTATAAACGATATTATAAGACGTAAAGACATAAAGGGTTTGACAGCATTAGCACAAGCTCAGGCAGGCAAGACAGGCGAAACTTTGACACCGGGAGCAATACATTTGCCTACCAGTGTATTGAATCAAATAGCTGTTGCGCCGTTCATGCAAGGCATGCCGCAAGGAACACCATCATTGTATCCGTCGTTACCTTCGATTCCACCAAAACCAACTACCCGGTGACATAGTGTGGCTGATCCTGTCTTTCCCGGTTTACCGTTTCCAAAGGTTGCACCGGCCCTAGATCCCCGCATTGCCGCGTATGTTCAGAGTGCGCGGATGCATTGGGGTATGCCAGAGCCGCAGGAAGCCGCGCCTGCGCCGCCACCGCCACCTCCCGAGAAGCAGGGGTTCCTGACTGACGTTGGCCACGGCTTCGCCCGTGGCGCGGCAGTGGCACTGCCTGAGATGGCAGGGCAGGCGTTGAAGGCGTTCGGTGCGGATGAACTGGGCAAGTCGCTGGTGGAGGGTGCCCGCGCCCGCGAGCATGACCCGCTGTACCAAGTCAATCAGGGCGGTTGGGGTGAGGCGGCATCGAGCGTAGTGCCCGCACTGGCAGCGGCAGGTACTGCCCTTATCCCCGGTGTTGGTGAGATCGCAGGCCCAGCGATAGCTGGTGGCTTGCTGTTTGGCGGATCGCAGTACACCGAGACGCGGGAGAAGGGTGGCAGTGTCGGACAGGGGCTGGCTGCGGGGGCCATACAGGGCGTAGGGCAGGCTGCCATGTCGGCGGTAGGGGGTAAGCTGCTGACCGGTGCCACCAGCATGTTCAGGAAGCCTGCAGCGCAGGCGCTGATGGATGATTACGTCGCACCGCCGTTGCTGGGGGTGGGACGCACGTTGGCTAATACCCTCAAGGCTGGGGCGATACAGGTGCCGGTGCAGGCTGCTGCGGCGG